AAACTGTTGGTTGAGTAGCCTTTGTCTGCAATGACCTTACCGCCCACAACAGGGGAAACGGTTACTGCAATATCAACATCTTCATCTAGCTCATCGAGCTTGATCTCTTCTGATTCAGAGTTGTGAATATTGGGATAGAACATCGCCAAAAATAGCGCCTGAAACTTTTGCTTAGTCTCTACTACGCCGAGTAGATCCGCTGTACCAAATGTATCCATTTTTGTTTCTCCAGAAACAGAAAAGCCCCTGTTTTAATGCAGGGGCTTTTTATTAATTCAATTAATTTACGATTAACCCGCAGACTGCAGACTGATTGGTGTGCCGACAAATGCTGTTAGCTTTTGTGCGTCTGTTGGCGTGCCATCCCATTCGATCAAATCAACATTGAACGTGCCGCTTTTGTAGGCCTGCGTCACTTCATCGCCGCCGGTTGTATCAATCGGCGCAACGGTTAAGCGCGTAGCAACTTCGCTGCCGTCTGTTTCGGTTGGGTCCCACGGTACAAATTTACCCGAGGCCGCAACCTGACCAAGAGGCGACAACGCTGGAAGGTCGTGGCCTGACGCGATTGTGATTTCTGTTGTTGCTGCTTCATCACTGCCTGAGAAGCGGTTATCAGGAACGTAAGTTTCCATTATTTATCACCTGTTACTTTTTCGTAGTTTGCAACCAGAGAATTACCCGGTTGCGCCGTGGTTGCTTGATCCGCCCCGATATTAGGCGCTTGCTCATTAGCCATTGCGTCAGCTAGGGCATTACCCATATCAGAAGCGTCCGCCTTGGCGATCTCTACCGTTGCCAGTAGCGCTTTAGCATTGTCCACACTCATGGAAGTATTGAATGCTAAGTGATTAGCGGTTGCCTCGCGGCCCTTCGCCTCTTCACACTGCATAATGCCTGCAATACGCGCCTGCATTTGTGCCGCTGCATCTGGCTCGTTATCGCCTGAAGACTCAGTCACCGGAGTATTTTCCGATGCCTGAACTGTTGGCGCATCTTCACCCGCCGCAGGGCCGGTTGCGTTGGGCGTTTCCGCCGCTGGTTTAACGTCTGTTTTAGACATACTCGCTCCTATTGAGATTGTTCTGCCCTGCGTGGACAGCTGTTCTGAGAAAATAGATACCGCATCGATACCGTTTACCAATTCATCCGCAAAGCCGACATCTACCGCCGCTTGACCGCGATACACTGCCGCTTCGGTCGCTAAGACTGCATTAACATCAAGCCCCATATGATCGGCCACCAGTTGCGCAAATTCGTTACGTAGGCCGTCAGATTCCGCTTGAAAACGATCTAGCACATCAGCACCCAGCGCCTCATAGGGATTACCATCGACTTTATGCGCACCAGAGTGGATAAGCGTCACTTTTACGCCGTCTTCTTCTAGCTTTTTAGACATATCCGCATGAGCCATGACTACACCAACCGAGCCTGCTATGCCGGTTTGAGTAATTAAACGGCGATGCGCAGAGCTTGCCAGCGCCATACCTGCACTACAGTTCATGTCGTAGCAGAGAGACCAGAGCCGCTTTCCTGCCTTATCTGCCATCACTCTTAATGCTTGCGATGCATCAAAACAGCCAGAGACCTCACCACCAGGCGTATCGTTATCCAACAGAACCCCCAAAACTGCAGAGTCTGCAAACGCTAACGATGCCCGCTGAATAATGCTGTCATAACCCGTCATACCACTAAATGAGTTTAAATAACCCGACTTATGAACCAGCGTGCCTTTAACCGGCAAAATAGCTACACCGCTTACAACGTGATATATAACTTCTTTTTCGCCATATCGATTAAGCCGCGTTCGGGTTACTGTTTCGCCGCCACTATCTAGTCGCTGACTACCACCCCACGCCGCCGCCGACTGCCGCATTTTCTCACCCGTAAGGATGGTGCCTTCGTTGTCTTGCAGTTCTAAAATGCCCAGCCGTGGCGCTAGCGCACTAAAAAAAGTGCGCGCGTATCCAGGCTCTAACAGTAGAGGCGTGTTAAGCACTCTACTGGCTATATGTGCCATGTTTTTCATTGTTTGGTTTCCTGAATTGCAGGCATAAAAAAACCCGCACGGGGCGGGCTTTATCATTATAAAAATAAGCAGCTAAGCCGCCGCCGAACTGTCCGGCAGATCCTCTGCAAATTTATCGTTTTGCAACCAAGCCGGTTTTGGCAGGCCAGCCGCAGCGCGTTCGTTTTGCTCTCGCACTTGTTGCTTAAAGACTTCTTGATAATCAAGCCCCATTTGTGCGAGCTCTTTCTCGTACGTGCTAAAGCCGTATTCAACGCGCATGACGGCTTCTTTTACGTCTTTGAGGCCGTCGATTGCGAGGCGACCTGTGCCGATAAACTCGCAGTTACACCATGCGCCGCGCGCTTCGTAGAAATTTCGCTTAGCACCTTTGGGCAGTTTGACAATACCGCTATGCAGGACATCTTCTAAAAACAAGCCAAAGATGATTGCACCTTTGCGGGCGGGGATGATTTTTCGCCGCCCCATAAAGTAGCGCCACTGCTCTAGCATTGACGCCCGCGCGGTGCTGTATGACAAGCCCGAGAAATCTTTGCTTAACCCTTCTTTTGAGAGGTTGAGCCCTGCCGCGATCCAGCCAAGTACGCCGCTTTCTAGTTCAGAATAGCCATTATCTACGTTGCCACTGGTGCGCAGGTTTAGGCGTTCATTAGGCAGTAGCTGCAACGCTTTAACACCGTCACCGATATTAAGCGCCCCGCCTCTAAAGTTGTTAACGGCCAGCATGTAGCTCTCTAGCGTCGCCTCAGTGGAGTCACCCCCAATCAACGCCATGCCTGCATCTGGACCTAGTTCAGATTCCAGTGTTACTGCATACATTGCGTTAACGATGGCGTTTTGCAACTTGGTATGGTGCATTTTCGGCAGTATTTGCAGCTGCTCTAATACGCTAAGAAACTGGTTTGCACCGCGCGTTTGGCCGTCTTCTGTTGGTTCAAATATGTGGATTATTTGAGGCCGACCAAAACTGGTTTCACGGTTGATGCGCTTCCAGCTATGGCCCATACCATCGCCTAGCCCGTAGGCTGAGGTTTGGCCTTCGCGGATGTTGTACGCTAATGCCGCACCGTGGGCGTCAAATTCGATACCGCCGTGCATCGAGTCTGTATCCATGCTGTTGCTAGGGTTACAAACCCGCTTTGGCGATATGGATTTAATGCAGGTTTTAATTAACGATCCCGGTCGGTCAATCCATTCAGCTGCTGCAAAATCCTCGCCCAGTCGGGTATGAATACTGACCGTTTCACGCATCATCATTGTGAATGTGCGTTTACGTTCTGCATCTAAATAGCAGCCGGTTGGATCTTCTGCTACTTCACGCCAAAGCTCTTCTACATCACGAATAAACGCGATTGCGTCATCCTCGTTAACACCGAGCGTTTCCCAGCGCGGCTTGTAACTTAACCGGAAGCTATCACCGACGATGTTATCAATGTGTAGCTGTACGCCGTTGGCCGCAAATGCATTGTTACGCACAACATCTTCAGCACGGGCGTTACCCATTTTAAGGTCGGGCAGCAGTGCGGCATCCGCTGTTTTAAGACCGGGATACCATTTTGATAATTGGCCACCATGCCCAGCACCCGCACCTTGGTATGCGCTCATGCTTTGCCGCAGCGGTGCGCCATCCAGCCCGACGATTGCTTGAGGATCATTCATAAATAAACCCCCATTGGTCGGCGTAGTTTGCCGCTGCCGAGCTCTGATTCTAACTGCTGAATGTAGCTTTCTAATTGATAAAGGTTGGCTTGGTTATACTCAACAGAACGCCCATCTTTTTGCACTTTAACGGCCTTTGTGCCGGTTATAATCTGGTGTTTTGCTAGCCGAGCTTGTTCTAATTGAGTTTGTGTTGCCATCGTTTTACCCATTCATCATGCGGCCCAGCTCTTTAAGAGAAAGACCTTGTTTTTTCGGTGTTGGTTTTGGTTGTTGCAGCGCTTCTGGTTTAGATTCCTGCAGCAATTCAGCACCGCTTTCATACGCTGTATCAGTATCAATGCTTGGTCGATGATCGATACTTGTTATCAGATCATCCGGCGATTGATCGCCCAGCATATCGACTTGTATTAATGCGGCGCGCTTTGCTTCCCACCATGATTTCTTTTTAAGGTGCAGTTTTTCAACCATTGCGCAGTGGATCAGATAACATTCGCAATCCCATGCCTCGATAGCTGTACCTGATTTTTGTTGCCAAACCATTTTGCCGCGTTGAGTACGCGACGGCGCTTTGACCTCGCCCGTTAGCTGATCAAAATAATCAGTACGGACCGATTCATAAAAATGCATTCGACCTGCGCCCGTGCCAGATAATTTCAACCGCCCCGCAAGCGTATCCTTGGATAACTGCGTACCAACTCGCCAAAGCTCTAAACCAAATCGATCTGCCTTAGTTTTAGTTGCGTTTAGGTCAATACGGCGGGGAAGTGAAACAATCGGCGCATCAGCTGAAGTAGCACCTTTGATTGCGCGGATTTTTACGCCTTTACCCTGTCTTGATCGCACATATGAGTACGTAGCACCCTGAGTTACACCGTCACTGGTATCAATCTCCATTGCATCAATGGGAATAAACGCCCCGCACTCATGCTGATAGCAACCAAATACCATGCGATCTAGCTCAGACCAGACTGGATCGTTAATGTCGTTAATGTCGTTTTTGGCCCAAATTTCACCGAAGAAAACGAGCCAACTTTCTTGTGCTTCGCCGTAGGCTCTAATAACGATTGCAAGACGATCTCGCTGTACGTCAACCGTCATCAGCAATACTAAGCCACCATCTGGAACAACCAGCTCTTGATAATCTTCTGCTTTAGCCCGCAATTCATCAGCCGTGGCGTTATCGTCTTTGTATTCGTAACTTTGGCCAAGCTTCTGGTTTGTGAATTTAATCAGTAGGTTTTGGTTGCCTTTTTCTGACTCTGCCTTGGCTGAGAGATATTCTTTAACAACATCAGCTAAGCTAGTACCTGGCATACAAACGTACAGCTCAGACAGACCCATAAAACCAGCTTTGCCTGTAAATTTTGCTGTAGGCGTCCAGCCCGCGTTAACGTCACCTCTGTTATATGCATCAAAACAGGTGCTTCTTATGTTCGTTTGGCGCTGATAATCATCCCATTCCGTGCCGCAATGCGGGCAGACATAAACCGCTGTATCAGGATCAGCTTTGCCGTAAATAGGATGGCTAGAATCTAGGTTATCAGTACTCCAAACAACGTTTGCAAAATCAAGCACATGCGAATCACCGCACTCATGACAAACAACAGAAAGCACCCTCTTATCAGTTTGCTCTAATCGAGCCTCTGTTTTTGACAACCCCTTTACTGCAGGCGTTCCACCTACAACAAGCAGCGACCCGATATAACGCTTTAATCGCTCCTCAATATTACCAATCGCGTCACCCTGACCCGCTACGTTATCAGCAGTATCATCTGGTTCCTCAACAATCCCCAGCCCAACCTTGGACGTGGATTTTACGTTACCCGGCGAATTAGAGCCGACCAATTTAATAAACCCGCCAGGGAAAGATCGGTTATCCCAGCGCGCCCCTGACTTACGGGAGGTGCTAACATCCATCCGACCATTAACCGATGGATTATCCTGAGCAGTTGGCAAAAACTTCTCATCGTGAAAGTTTTTCGCATCACCTGTTTTTGCAAATAACGCTAGGATCGGGCAGGGATTAAACTCGCCCTCAGCAATCGTTTTACAGATAACACCAAGCAAGAAAAACGTCCAACCAATTTGAGCCGCCTTCATTAGATCAACTTCATTAACCGACGGATCATCAAACGGCGCACAAACACCCAAGAAATAAGGGGTGTAATAAAAATCGTATTCACCAAAGTCAGGCAATACAAACTGTGTTTCTAAATATTCCTTTGTACTAAGTTTCTTCGGCGGATTGAACAGCTCCGCCACTCTCGCCGTCACTTCCGCCAAGTTTGAGCGCATAGTCTCTAACTCGTTCGATTGCAGCTCCAGCATGTTTTTCCACCATTTCCGGAGGAAGCTCTACTTCTAACTGATTATTCATATCATCACGTAAACGCTCAAACGACTGCCTAAACTGTCGTGTCGCATACATCGACCAATCAGCTAAAAAACTATAAGCCTCTTCCCTATTTATCGTATTCTCTAATTTTTCGTGATAGTCCAAACGCATCAGCGCCGTTTTAGTTTTCTTTTCTTCATACGTGGCCTGAGCGACATCAACCTGCCCCTCACCACCTCGACCCGCAGCCTGATCTCTCAACTGATCACAATACTCAGTCAGCCATTCACCAAACGTTGCGCCCTCAGATAAATTCCCCTTTTCAATCTGCTTGCTAATCGCCTGTTGCGAAACACCAACCAACCGAGCAAATGCTGTTTGACTAGCTTTAGCATTCAGATTCAAAGTTTCCATAAATCACCAACAATCAACCACTTACCACCACAACCCCCTATAGCACCAGATATCTGCGAAAATTTCGCGCTACTGTGCCCCGTATAGAGCTAGACCTCCCAAAGGACCCGTTCATTTTTCTGAGTCTGCCCAACCCCACCATAGAACCCATGCACAAAAAAAGCCGAGCAAAGCCCGACTTCTTTAAAGATCTACACTCAACCTATCTATGTATCCGGTGCTGGAAGCTCCCGACTTTCGCGCCACTTGCGTATTGCTGCAAACCTATCATCACACTCATCTATCACGTCTAGCGCTGGTTCTATATATTCCACAGCATCGCCATATGTATTCAGCGGCAAAGATGGAGGCAGGCAAGGCATTGTTAAGCTAACTGGTGGGAATTCCGGCGTACTTACCTGCTTGACGATGTATTCTGTTTTGCAGCCGCTGAGCAATAGAGCCAGGCAAAACAGCATTAGAATTTTCATCATCGCTTAACTCTTCTTTAGTTTTTTGTTGTGACGCTCTACTCTGGCTTTCTCTGACCTGCCGCGCCTTAGCTAAATCAGCAATCAATTGCTCATCCGCTTTCTTGTTTGCTTTTAGCTTTTCTATCTGCAGATTAGCCTCATTGAATGATTGCTTATATTGCGCAACGGCTTGCTCTGCCAGTGCTTTCTGCTCAACTTGATCTAGTAGCAACCAAACACCCAGCCCTATCATTACAATAAAAAGAATATACGTACGCATCACTTAAGCCGCCCCATAAACCATTCACTGATCGCCCCGCCTTTTGAATCCAGCAGATTTAAAATAGGCGAAAACATAAAACCAATCGCAATCAACATTCCATCCCTGCCGGGGAAATCAGTAGGGATAGACGGACCGATCATGATCACAGTAACCGCGCCCAGCAACACAAACATAATCAAGCCTTTTAAATTAAACGGCTTTCCCTTGTTTGAATGATGGAATAGATAGTTAGCACCCGCGCCGATCCCGCCATGCAAACCATAAATAACGTATGACCAAAACAAATCGATCAATGGTGCCAGTAATGCCTTCATCCCTGCCGTCCTACTAAAAGCGATTTTTCTATATAGCGCAGCGTTGTTACTAAACACACAGCCACAAACACATCAAACAACGCCCAGTAATGAGCCAGCCACGCGCGCTTACCTAGATCTAACGTCATCATAAACAACGATAACGAGACAGCTAACACCGAAATAGTTACAGAGAACGCCACCAAATATTGCGCAAAATTATTAACCTCTCTCGCCCGCTGCGCATGTTTAACTGCTAGCGCAACACGCCCACACCAAAACAAAACCCAGACATAAACAACAGCGACTAACAGATATGCCAACACCCGCACCACCCACCAAAACTAAATCAAACAAATAGACTGCAACGCCGGAGGCGCATAACTAATCTGCAACAAAAACCCGACACCCATCACCACAAAAACAAACTTCATAACAGATCAGATTCCTCAAGCAGCGTGTACGTAAACCGATTGCCATACCATTTTTGAGCAATCTCACACAGCTGCATGATCAACATATGCTCGCCATAGTCTTTAACAACCTGACACCCTGCCGACCACTGGCCGATATCATCACTCTTAGCACTAGGGCTGCGCGGATGAATATTAATCCCATGCCAGCCATTATCAACCGCACCGCCAACATCAACCTCAGCATCACGATCATTATCACGATACACAGGCAACGCCTTAGCTTGAGTAAGCGCCTTGTATTTATCTTTATGCAGACCCAGCATGTAAGCACCCGAATACTGCCCAGGAACCAACACCGCAGTACCGAGCTTATTCATCGGATTCAAACGCCAATAAACGCCCGGATCTGTTGTGCAGTCTAACGTTAGCAACACCCAATGACCGCACTGCTTGAAAGCAACGCATAGATAATCGTTAAACGTATTCGCCTGATTATCATTAGTACGAATACCAATAATATTAAGATTAAAATCACCGCTTTCAAAAAATCGATAACCTTTGCGATCGCACGCCTTACGCAACACATCAACCGTTATATCTCGTTTATCAAACATCACATCGCCCCACCCTCACCTGAACGCGCCCATAAAAAAGCCCGTACCTGCAAAACACAGGTACGGGCAAGCACTGACGCTGAATCACTCATGAAAAACCTTACGGACACAAAAAAGCCCGAGTCGTTAAACTCGGGCTTATCCGCACCTATCGCAAGGTACACGAAAGAGCTTAGTTTAGTGCCACACTTTCGTCAACCCGTTTTATAAAACTTTTTAACAACGCATCACGCGCACCCGTTTTAACCACCCCTGCGCCTCGATCACTAACCGCAACTTTACGCCCAGGCAACAAGAACAACAACGCATGATGCCCCTGCGCAATCCGTCTAAAATACGTTCGACGACTACAACCGCACCGCGCAACCCTAACCGCCTCATCCGCGTCCGCATGCCAGTAATGTTCACACAGCGCAGTATGCAGCTTGCTATCACTTGATGACAACTTACGCATCGCACGATCAACCTCATAAACAGAATCCGGCATCTCACCAGCCACCCCGCCCCCAGTCGAACGAACAACATCGCCCCGCGCATCAATGATCGATGCCAGCGCACTATTGCCATAACCAACACCAGAAACAAAACCGCCCACATCACACGCCAGCCACTCAGCCCACGCCTGCAAACGCTTATCAACCCAAGGCACACAAGCCGCCTCAACCCGAGCCCGTTTTATATCTAACTTTTCCGCTGCACCCATACCGCAATTCTCCACAAGCTAAACAAATAAAAGCGCCAGCCACTCCCACGGCCCACGCGCGACCAATCAAACCCTATTAATTTACACGCCCCCTAAGCACCCTCAGTGCTGATTCACAAAACTTATCCTCCCAAACCGATTGCGTATACCGCACCTCTGGCCGCTCATTCACCCAATAATTAACAAACTGATCAACAACAGAGCTTTTCTGCCAGTCACTCAACTCACGCGGATCAACACCAAATGACGACAACGCCACAGCCACCCGCTGCTCATCAACAGGGACCCAATCAGAATGCATCTGAAATTTCTTGCGCGCGTTTAGAATAGAGAGAGAGTTATTCGGACTAACGGATGTATGCCGTTGTAGAATCGATTGGCTGTTTTTTGATATGACGCTGTTGACGCTAGCGGATTCGCTAACCTGTTGATTATTAATACATAAACTATCGTTATTATGTGCCGTTGTGCTTGCCGCTGTAGTGCCGTTGTAGTGCCGTTGTACATCTGGACGGACTAAGTCTGTAGACGCCAAACGACACAAAAAAACCAACGGCGCATCACATTTAGAGATCAAACCAACCGCCTCTAAACGCTCTAAAAACCAACGCACCTGCCGCTGCGTATACGTCTGGCTAGGCACCTTAGACCGTTGCGGCCTACGCACCTCCAACACCTCACGCAACCCCTGATAACTCAAGCGCCGCGTAACACCCACAATGCCCGTCTTATAATCCATATACCGACGCAGCACACGCATATATAACACCTGGCACTCATGAGGTAAACCCTCAGCATCTAACGCCTCATACTCAAACTGATTCATGCAGCACACCTCGCCACATCAACTAAACGGCACACCTCATCATGCAAACGCTTAACGATCCGCGCCCCCGTTGCCGCCTCCAAATTAATCGACTCAGACAACAACAGATCAGGTACAGTCACCACCTCATCACCAATGATCGGCTGGCGCATCAAACACAACTGCACACTCAAAACCCGACCGTTCGACAACACCGACAAACTAAAATCACTCGGTATTACCGCCCCCAGCGCCACCAACGCGCCAAGCTGCTCATTAAGACCCATAAACCAGCCTCATTGCAGGCCTATCACAAACCTGCTTTAATCCACCTGTTGAGATTGCTACGTTAGCCCTGCAAGGTACTAGCAATCTTGATATCGCCCCCTCTACGCCAATAGACGGGGGCACCTTTTTCTTATCGTATTTACAATAACACTACGTTCATCGAACAGACTCGTACCTCGCTGTCGTTGAACTGCCTGTTATAAACCTAGTTCACTATATGGACTCCTTGAACTTGGTTTTTAAAATTCCCACGCAGAAGCTCAAGAAGCTTTTTAGCACCATCTTCTTCCCGTCTAACTATTGATTCAGGGGAAGTTCCTGCTTGCAAAATATTTATTATCTGTAGCGCTTCGCGCTCATTTATATCTACAGAAATCGTTTTTGTCTTAGCTTTCATGTCTACCTCGATTTATAACAATGCGTTAAATTCGAGCCTCGTTTCACTCGTCCAAATTACCGCGTGGTTATTTGGGCGCTTGAGTTGCATCAGCTTCTGATATGTCTGCGTTAAGGTTATGGCCGCAACTACCGCAAGGCTCTTCGCTATCGGTGTTATTTTTGTGCTTACAAGCTCCGCAAGGGAAGGCAAAACCTGCTACCGAATGAGGCGCTTCAAACTTATCGCTTTTAACTATGTACTGTTCAATTCCCACCTTTATCCCCTCGCCCCAAATAATAATGCGTTTAATTGTTGTCCCATCTACGCCTCTAGTGATATTCACTGACTCCGGTGCAGGCAGCCTCTGCTTGCACCCAAAAACCCCACTAAAGGGGCGTTTATAACAACTAACAACACACTTACTCGCCACACTCAACTCATATCCCCTACCTCACGCTCAAACTCAACACACTTAACCACGCGCACATTATCTGCATGATCAATCTCAATAACAGGGCAATGCTCAAACGCAATCGCAGAACAATCATCCTCTCGATGCTCACAAACAGCGCACATACCGCCCTTAGGGATAAACTCACTCATGCCGCCCGCCTCAGATCACACATATCAACCGCCCGATCAAACCACGCATCACAACCCCACTTAACCGCCTTATCCAGCTCATCAAGCCCCGCGTTATTCTCAAGCACAAAATCAACAAGCTCAGCCGAAATACCCTGATCCGTCACATGATCATTAACCGGCCCCACACCAGGGCGAACAACATTAATCACAACACCCCCCTTAGACCGAACAAACCGCGCTTCCTCATCCGTGCGCACATCCGTAAACACAACACAATCCGATCCAACCGGCTCAAGCGCATCATCCGCCAACAACATCTCAAGCCGCAGCGCCATACACTTAACCCACGTATCCGCCCCAAACACCTCACGAACACACTCAGTACCGATACGCTGCAAAATCTCACGCGGCGAAAGCCCCCAATACGGCACAACCTGCTCTTTTTTAACGCGGTCATTCATCTGGTCCGCCGTTAAACCAAAAACAGCCCGCGCAACTTCACGCATAGGATCAGCAAACGCCCGCTGATACCCAGAACGCTGCCGTAACAACATCAACGCCGCCGTATCCTTACCGCTACCTGCAAACCCTGTAAAACCTATAACCTTCATAAAACACCTGTACAAAAAAACAGCCCTAACACACGGCTAACAATAACCCGCAACACCACCTAAACTTTAACTACAAGCTAAGCAACAGAGGGCAACCCCGCTGCTTCCTGATCTCCCACAGGAAACAGCTCCTCAACCGACACACCCAAAACACGGGCATAACTAACCGCTTGATGAACATCAGGAGTACGCAAACCAACCTCATGATTACACACAGCCCCCTGCCCAAGCGGCGGAGACAACTGCAAACCAAGCTCTTTTTGAGTGAGCTTTAAGCGCTCACGAAAATGTTTAATACGATTCATAGCGATATAAAAACACGTTTCGTGTTTATCGTCAACACAAGACGTGTTTAAGGGTGCAACACAATGCGTGATAACATCAGCAACATGAAATTTGGACACAAAATAAAACAAGCACGTAACGAGGCAGGGCTCACACAAGAGCAACTGGGGATAAAGTGCGGCTGGTCAACAGGCAATCCACAAAGCCGCATCGGCAACTATGAAAAAGACGTAAGAAACCCCTCTGCAACAGACATAGCAATCATCGCAAACGTACTAAACAAAGGGATACTCTTTTTCTACGATCAAGCAGAAGACGCCCCAGGCATCGCAGAAAGCCCCGGCAACTACACACAACAAAGCGCACTATCTAACGAGCAAATAGACATGCTCGAAAAAGTCATCATCACAGTTGAACGAAAATTTAACGACATCGACGCAAAAACAAAAGCAAAACTAATCGCCGAAATGTTTAGCAACTACTCAAACTTAGGATTAACCGCGCAGGATCTAACAACAGCAAACAACGCATCATCAAAAAAAACTAACTAACCCCCCAACGCTTAGCCCACAACAGCTCTTGCGCCGTAAGCGCCAATAACTCCGAACGATACGACTCATCAGAAATATCCGCATCTTTCTCAAGCAACACCCGCCGCCGCAACAACGCCCCCGCTTCAGACAACATCTGATGCCGCGTACCAATATCAACCACATTACAATCCGCACTTTTAACTGATTCAGGCACAAACCACCTCCATGTAATATAAAAGCACTGTATAAAAAAACAGTATACAAAATACACCGCCGCCTATTCTTTCGCAACTACCGCTAAAAATTCAAACAGACAAAACCAACAATAACCAGAAAACACACGCGCCACAAATAAAACAAAAAACAAAAAAGCCCACAAAAGTGGGCTTTTACAGCAACAAATAAGCCAATCAAACATCCGAATCAAGCTTTATATTAAGCAACTCCCAAAAAGCAGGGTGCATTTTCCTATCCCCTTTCTCCCACTGCTGCCACGCACGGCGGCTAGTGTGCAGCATCTCAGCGCATCTATCCTGCGCAGCGGTAATGCCTATATTCTCCCGGTCTTGGACTAAAACGCGGAGGGCGATAATATCGTCACATTGTGGGTTTTTATCTGTCATGCGCTGCCTGCTGGATGGCTAAATGACTGTCCAGACTCGTTTTCTAATCGGGCCTCATCAATCATGGACTCCATTACTGCATTTTTATCACCCCCATTTTTTAGGTGCGCTTTATACCATGTATTAATTAACTCACTGAGGTTTTCCTCGGGACCGTCTTCAAATACACGAATATCAACCCCGCTAGCCCGACATATATTATTTATCACCTCGGTATTAAAACTAATCGTACCGTCTGATTCCATTGATAGATTTAGGTCGTCAAATTTAACGTCATCAGGAATGGCGACTTGGGTTAATTTGCTTTGCATGTATGACTCCACAGCATTGGTTATATAGTCCGTTAATTTAACGCCCTGGGCACGACTCGCACGAACCCACCGGGCTTTAGTAGTACTAGGTACGCTCATATGAATTAAAGATGTTTTCATTATGTCGCTACCGTCCAATTAAAAGAAAAAGCCCAGCAAGCGCTGGGCTAATTACTTAGAAAGCCTGTGTAAGCTCAGACATAGCATCAATCAATTCCATATCGCCAGAATGAGGCAGGTCTACAGGGCAGCCATCACAATCAATCAAACGAAACTCACCGTCTTTTTTATTTAGACCGTATGTTTCACCATCAATATCAAACCAATCAATAGTGTCGTCATCTTGAGTGTAGTGCTGAGTTTCGATGTGTTTAATATTCATAATCTTGCTCCAGTTATTTGGAATCTAGGTTCCGCCTAGTCGGTGGATGGCTTCCTCGCCAGTCCATGTAACTAATTATACGCGCATTGCGCATATAATCAAGCGTTTTTAAGAAAATTTTTAACTTTTCTTCTCGTTATCTACATCAACCCAAAAACACACACCAAACATAAAAACACGATTTGTGTTGACATAAACACAAATTGTGTTTTTAATTAACACAAAACGTGTTTAAGACAAACGCAACACAGGGAGTAAGCAAATGCCAATCGCACTCGCACCACGCGAAAAAGAATACATCGAATGCATAAAGCAGGGGATGAGCGACAAAGAAGCCGCTCGCGAAATGCATTGCGGACTCAGCGGCATCATCTCAACTGCAAAACGCTCACGCTACAAACTGTCAGCAAAAAACCGCACAGAACTCATCATCAACGCAATACGCGCCGGGTTTATCGAACTCAGCCTAATCATCTGCGTACTGATGCAATGCACCACCACAAACGACATAGAACGCCCATCGCCACGCGGGCGCACAGCCCAGCACCGCACAACCCGCACAGGGCGACCCGCCCGCGGCAGCAACTTGCTACGGATGCGTACACGCAACAAAACACACTCACAACTACCACCCAGCGAACTAGCAAACAACCTAATTCACTGGACAGGCGGCGAGATCTACCAAACCTACGACTTACAGGGGCTAAATCATGAGCAAAATACTCATACACCCAACCATGTTTAAAAATAACCGCCTCATCGCATTAGAGGCAAAAACAGGGCTGCAGGCGCACATCACAAACAACGGAAAAAGCGCCCAACTTATTGCAAAACCCAACAACACAACACCGCCAACAGCGGCATAGGAGCAAACATGCATCAAGACCCAGGGCCAATGCCAGCACCCAACCCACGGTTTAAACGCATAGGCAAATCATGGCGCTACAACGGCAAAAACATACACGGCTACATAGAGCTAACCCGCTACGGATTAGCTGGAAAACGCTGGATAGCAAACGCCCACGGCATAGGCTCACTCTCATTCGCAGAACGCGACATAGACAACGCCAAACAATGGCTAATCAGGATGGACGAACAACAGGAAACAAAACAATGAAACACATCAAAAACGGCAAAATAGACATGCAAGAAGCCGCCCAGCGCACAAACATAAAAGGCGGTTTAGTTGGGCTATACAAACTACTAAAAGCCCAACAGCTATTTAACAGCGACAACACACCCAAGCGCCACCTAGTGCAGCAAGGCTTGTTCATATTAGAACCAAAGCGCGCCCGCATCGAGGGCCGTCCAGATCGCGAATACATTAAAACATGGGCAACCCTAAACGGCCTCCTATGGCTACACGAAATAGTCGAAAAGCACGGCACCAAAAAAACCAACCCAAAAAACGAGGCAGCATAACCATGAGCACTGCACCCGATATCCTCCTGTTTATCGCCGCCGCCCTAGTGATCATGCTTATTCTGCTTCTGGGGTGGGGCATCGCAATAGCAGTAACCGCCGCCTACGCATACGCATCAAACAGACCCATTCGCCCAGCAATTCAGGCACTACTAGACGAATGGTAAGCAACAACAAAACAAAGCACAAAAGGCACTGAACATGACAGACATAATGATCGACCTAGAAACACTAGGATTACAAAAACACTGCACCATCCTAAGCATTGGCGCATGCGCTTTCGACAGAGACAGCGGCAACATTACATCGACATTCAGCATCGACATAAGCCGCACCGCCAGCGAGTTTATTGGCTTCCGTGAAGACCCTGAAACCCTCAAATGGTGGAACAATCAATGCCCCGAGGCAAAAGCACTACTTCAGCGCTGCGACTCGCCAACAGACAGCGAACTACCCCACCACGCCGCCGAGCGATTTGTCACCTGGTTCAATAATACGGCTGGCAAAAACATAAAAGGCGTCTGGGCAAACGAACCCACATTCGACTGCGAAATCCTAAGCCATTTTCTAACATGGCTCAAAAAAGAAACGCCTTGGCATTTTCGCCACGAACGCAGCTGTCGAACAATCGTTGATCTAGGCCGCGAACTAGGCATCGATCCAAAAAAAGACATGCCATTTACCGGAACACCACACAACGCAAAAGACGACGCAATACACCAAGCAAAATACGTTAGCGCGATCTTTCAGCACATAAAAAACAACCACTAAAGCAAGGAGCAACACAATGCTAATACTCACAAGACGTCCAGGCGAATCAGTAATCATCACACTAGAAGACGGAACCGAAATAAACATCGTCACACTAGAAGTAAACGGCAACCAAGTACGCACGGGCTACGTTGCCCCGCTCAACGTAAAAGTGAATCGACAAGAGATCCACGACCGCATCAAACAAGAAAAAGAGGCCCGCGCAGCATGAGCACCCAAAAAAACCAAACCGCCGAGATCGCCGCGCTTAAACAACAACTAAGCACAGCCCAAAAACAACTGCAAAAAGCGCGCGAATCAAACGAAAAACTAGCCGATGCAATCACAAGCACCGAGCTATCACTCGCACTAAGCCAACAAAGCGCCGACCAGCTCATTAATGAAAACCAAGCGCTTATAGATCATATCGCAAACACAGAGAACTGCTTTGGCGTAATCGCAGGCAAATACGAAGGCCCCGCCAGCGAGCAAAATATAAAAATTGCCCACAACGACCTAACAATAGATGCAGCTATTGCCGCCTATGCAGAAGTAGAAAACTACCCATTTAGTTACATCACCTACAAAGAGATCTCATTTATTGCACTAAAAAGCATAGCGGAGCAAGCAGCATGAAAACACAGCACCCAAAACAACCACCCACACACAAAATAGACTTTTTACTCTACCGCAAAACAGAGCGCGGGATATTTAGACTAAACAGCGCGGGCGAATGGGTGCGCTCAACAATAGATCCAGACGACTTTCGCAGACAGGCAAAAAAACTAACAGAAAAAGAGATCTACCCAACACCACCGCCGCCCCCAAAAAAAACAAAAATATTTCACAAGGCGCGCACCAGAAACAGACTAAAAAGAATAGAACAAATAAAAAACGCAATACAAAAAGAGCTACAAAAAACAGGGAAAATACCCAACTACAACCACACAAAAAAAATAACACAGTGCGGAAAACCGCTATACAAAAAAGCATTACTCATGCTCACACAAAACATAACCGCCGACGACGCAGTAATTATCTATGAACAAAACAACAGGGCAGCATAAACAACTAAACCCGCAACACTGGGATTGGCGCCAATGCTCAAAAGCAACAAACAAAAAACCAATCCCCCGCTGCAACTTCCCGCACTGCCAATGCCCGTTTGACATAACACCGGACATGAAGTGCCTCAAAGGACGACCCACTAAAAAGCAAGGAGCATAAAATGATTACAATAAACAGCTACTTTTGCGGCGCAGGACTAATAAATACAGGCAGAGCGAACACTCCGCTATTCAATAGATCAAGAAAAAGAAAAGGTGATTCATGACGGAAGAGAAGATTAAAGCCGATGCAGTAAAGAATTTTGTTAACTTAATGATTGGCGCGCTAGAAGCAGGTTTTGTTGATTCAAACAGCCCCACGCTTGCAGAAATTCATCAAGTGGCAAAACACCACATAAAAGACACTTACGGGATAGACACCCCAAACATTTCTGAAGAATGGGGAGAAGATGTTGCAGCACTATGCGGGCTTAAAAAGCCGGAATAACCCAGCGGTAATTTGAGCGAGCGGAACGAGATTCGAAATTAAGCGCCTTGCTATTTTGCGCGGGAGGTAAGAATGGAAATCGATGTAGATATTAAACGCATAAGTAATGGCTATGTTGTTAAAAGCAATGATAGCTCGAACTCAGAGCGCTATTACCCAACCCTCGGTGACATTATGAGAGCATGGGTAATTGAAGATTTAAACGATAGAGATCGGGAGATTAGAGGGTCTAATTCAGAAGGAACGGTCTGGAAATTTAAGCTTAAGACAGACTTATAACAACGCGATAAAACGCGCGAGAGCAGCGAGCAGCGAGCAGTCGGATTGATTGCATTGTTATCTTTTAAATTAAAGGACGTGTGATGAAAAGATTAGGAAATAAAGCAATTAAGAGTGATGAAATGCAGGGTGTCATCGATGGTACTAACTCAAGTATAGAAGTAGGAACGTTGAGACTTGAGCTTGATAGAGATACTGCGTGGGCGCTTTGTAATGTTTTAAGCAAAAACCATATTGAAAATGAATGTGTGATGCAGTTAGACAAAAACCAATACAATAGTTTAATTAAATTAGGTTCTGCTATCGGTGCATTTATTGATCACAGCAACCGCGAGTTCGACCATTTAAAATAATAACCCAGCGGTAATTTGAGCGAGTGGGACGAGATTCGAAATTAAGCGCCTTATTATTTGGCACGGGATAATAGAAATGACAGAAATTATTGAATGAGAACCAACAGAAGAATTAAGATGGTTTAGCTATGACGAGCGATATTTCCCAAAAAAACTACAACGGAAGTTTATCTGTAAATATTCTGACGGGTGGTCCTGTGAGATATGGGCGGATGTACACGAGAACAATCCTCTTGCTCGCGTTGAAGCAACCAAATAACCCCACGGCTTAGCCGATGGAGCGCAACGACAGTCGAGCTTAGAGCCGATTTTTATACGAATATTTTAGGGATTAGAAATGACTTACACAGCAAAAAACCATTGGCTAGACAGAGATGAAACTGCCGACACAATGATAGAAATAATGAAGGAGTGCCGGGTATTTAAAGTGCTTAAAAAGGCTATGAATTTGAAGTTATTGAATGCTGTGATGAGTATTTCGGTGTAACTTTAACTAAAGAGCAAATGCTTGCGCTTGCTGACGAAATTAAAGCTTTAGCTAATAGCGTACAACCCGAGAGCTCGAGGAAAAGTTAGATTTTGCGGCTCGCGCAAAGAGCGACTTATTAGCGGTTTACGACAGAGGATTGGAGTAACCGAGGACATTGTCAGCGATGAGGAGCTTCTTGAAAAGACAAAAAACACACTGAGCAGAGCTATAGTTGATTTAGAAATTGCCACGGCGGATTTTACAAAGGCAGCAACGCCGGAAGTTGTAAAAATAGCTACTGACATAAATAAGGCCTTCACCAAGATTCGGGCGGACCGCTAACCACGCGCTAATTTGAGTGAGTGAAACGAGATTCAGAATTAAGCGCATTGTTATGCGATTGATTAAAGGTAAATTCATGAAGACAAGGCAATACAAAAAACTCTGCAAGAAGGCTATGGAAATATTAGTGACTGGCGGTATGAATCAGGAGGACTTCTATCAAGGGGAAGACTGTCTGACATATAAAGGAAAAACGCATTGGCTTAAATGCTGGGGCCTAGAGACCGGCCCTGACTATTTCGGTGAATGCGATTGGTTCGATGCTTGGTATATTCTTACGGAGCGTGTAGCAATTAATACCGCTGATTTCGAATCATGCACTGGTAGCGACGAAGACGACCCTTGGCGCACAAGCGTTACAGGGACCATAAACATACTGCGACATGGGCGATTAATGTACGGGCTCGCATAACCCGTGCATAAAACGGGCGAACGGAGAGAGCATCGTTTTTGATGCAATTGTTAGCACTTCGAGGTAAACATGAAAGTTAAAGCAAAATGGAAATACTACGATAGGAGAAAGTACGAACTGAAAGAGATTGAGACAACTTACTGCTGCGACGATGCGCGAAACTCAAGCGCGATCACGTTTGGAGAAGTAGACAGCACTCTTAACAGGAATGAGTGTGTCAACATATCGAGCTGTGCGCCATACCCAGAGGGTGCCGTGTGGGATGAAGAGCCTATTAACTTCTGCCCATTTTGCGGCGCGAAGATACAGATAGATATTGAGTGCTAACCTTTGCCATAAAAGGCGAGCGAAGCGAAGTCCGATTTAATGGCGTTGTTATACGCCGGGAGCTAGAGATGAGAAACGAACCGACAAAGGCTTATGTTTACCAGCCAATGCCACCGCAAGAGGATGGAAAGTTTTATGGTGTGGGTGGGCTGCACCAGCTTGGCGTTGACATTGATCACCGTGTGAAAGGAATTACAAAAGCCGATGCGCAAAAAATTGCCGAACAGTGCAATCAAAAACCAGCCGATGCTGCACAGTTTATAGAAATGGTGCAGGATCGGATAGATAGCGACTGGCGGCCTGAGTGCGGGTGTCGGTTTGAAAGCATTTTTTCCAATGCGGTTTTGCTGTGTGCGGAGTGTAGCGAACTACCCTGCCACAACAGAGGCGTATAACCCAGTTTTTAACGGGTGCGAGTTTAACGAGCATCCACTTTGAAATATTTGTTATTCGGCTGGAGCTAGATATGAGCGAAAAAATGCACCAAGCAAACCATAGCGAATACCAAATCAGGGTCGATGGAAAGCCAGTTTATTTTAACGGCTGCATCAGCAAGCACACGTTTAACAAATACCGTGAGCTATGCCGCGAAAACCCTGATTGCTACGTTGATATTGTACGGGTGTCTACTGACATTATTTGCAACCAAGGGACCTACCACGAATTTAAGCGGCACTTTGAAGCCGTATAACCACGCGCTAATTTGAGCGAGTGAAACGAGATTCAGAATTAAGCGCCTTGTTATTTGGCGCGGGAGATAGAAAGTGATGAGTAAAAAAGAGAAGAAAGAAAAATGCGTGCATTGCGGAAAGAAGATGAAGGCGTGGACAGTTGTTTGCCCTCATTGCGGGAAAGTGAACGGCCACAATAGATAGCCGCCAAATAACAAGCAGTTCAACGCCTGCGAGGTTACGAGCTGTACCGATGAACGTAGTGTTATTTATGTATTAAACAATACACATGCCACAAGCAACCTAAGCACTGTATATTCGGTATTTTATTCGGAAGTATTCGGACATAAAAAAAGCACTTAGATAAGTGCTTGATTTTAATGGAGGCGCGGGTCGGAATCGAACCGGCGTACACGGAGTTGCAGACCGCTGCAACACAACAGGACAGCAAGAAGCCGTCCGTAAAACAGCAATATGATTTGGTTCAAATAAACAGGAACCACCATGAACACATTTTTTGGACTAATGGCCGAATTTGACACAGCAGAAATACCACTAGAAAAGCTATGCGAAAAGTACTTTAACCTAGACATAAAAACAGCATCAACCCGCGCCGCCCGATCAAAACTACCTGTTGCCGCATACCGCGCAGGCACCCAAAAAAGCCAATGGCTCGTTAGCGCCCAAGCCCTGGCAAACTACCTAGACGCCTGCAAAAAAGAAGCAGAAGACGACTGGCAAAAACGCAACGCAGCCTAAACAGACCGCAAAAAACAGGGGCCACACGGCCCCAGCAAACTAATCTATATCCTCGGGCCTTAAATGCGTATACCGCTTAAGCGTCGCCCAATCCTCATGCAGAGTATGCAACGCCACCTGCTCGATAGGATAACCCTGCTCAAATAATCGGCTAGTCCCCTCATGCCGCAAATCATGCAGCCGCAAATCATCAATCCCCAGCACTTTGCACGCTTTCGCAAAATACGTTGAAACCGTTTTAGCATTATACGGAAAAATCAGCTCACCACCCCGAGATTGCCGCTCAACAATCTTCCACGCACCCGCCGTATACTTAAACCGCTTATGATTACCCTTTTTAGCAGTAGGATGCTTTGCGTCGCGCACCATCCCCGTCCGCCGCTCTGCATTATTATCATCCCACCGCAACCGACACGTTTCCGCATCACGCCGTGCACTATAAATCTGAAACCACATTAAATGCAGCATAGGCACCGTCATACATGATCGATACTGCTTGCGCCAAAAATAACGCGACAACGCCCACAACTCAGCCCGCGTTGGCCGCCGATCCCGCCGCCGCGACCTTGCAATCATCTTATGCTGCCGCAACAACGCCTTAGCATCAGGAATTAACGACAAATCAATCGGAATACCATCACTCGCCCTAACCGTCTTAAAAATACCCGACAACCAAACATAATCATTATTAATCGTAGACGGCCCCGCCCCCATATCTTTACGATACCGCGCGTGCTCGATCAAATCCTTAACCGTTAAACGCATCACAGACTTTTTACTCATCGGACACGTTAACAGCTTATTAATATCGTGCGCCTTAGACCGCCCAAACCCATCATCCGGCGTAAAACTATCAATATAACGCTGCACAACATCACCCACCGTTACGCGCTCAGCAAGAACCCTATCCACGCCACCTGCTCCGCGCAACTCTCGCTCCCGCTCAGCTGCCCAATCAACCGCCGACGCTTTCTTACTGAATGTTTTAGACTCTCTATGTATAATCTCCCCTTTTTCTTTAATTAAAATCTCAGCCTTATAACGCAATCCCTTTAATGTTTTGCGCCTGGTAATACTAGCCATTGTGCCATCCCTTGGTACGCCTAACGACAAAACAGTACGCCCAGAAATATCAGGCGTACCTTAGGTGTACCAATATAGAGAAAACAACAGAAAATAGCCAGAAAACGACCCATAAACAGACTAGAGAAGACCACCAAAAACAATGCCAAGCCCAGTAAACACACCGGATACACTGAATAGACGCTTTATGGTTGCGCCGATGATGGATTGGAGTGACCGCCACTGTCGTTATTTTCATCGCCTATTGAGTCAACAAGCGGTTCTCTATTCCGAGATGGTAACCACAGGCGCGCTTATCTATGCAGAAGCAGATCGCTTTCTTCGTTATAACATTGAAGAACAGCCCCTTGCGCTTCAATTAGGTGGCAGTAATGCCGCAGAGTTGGCGCAGTGTAGCAAGATGGCTGAAGATTATGGTTACAATGAAGTGAACCTTAATGTGGGCTGCCCAAGTGATCGCGTACAAAACAACATGATTGGTGCGTGTCTTATGGCACACCCTCAAATCGTGGCGGATTGCCTTGAGCAGATGCAAGCAGCGGTCGATATTCCTGTAACGATAAAACATCGTTTAGGAATAGATGATATGGACAGCTACGATGCGCTAAAGCAGTTTGTCGAAACGGTACGTCAATCGGGCTGTAAGGTATTTATTATTCACGCCCGTAAAGCGATTTTGCAAGGCTTAAGCCCTAAAGAAAACCGTGATGTTCCCCCACTAAAGTACGACTGGGTCTATCGCATCAAACAGGAATACCCAGAGCTTGAGGTCCACA